CCTGCATCGGAACACCCGCCATACTCTGCACAACCGTTGTGATCGGAACCACCGCGCCAGCCGCGGACTGTCCCTCGACAGCACCCGCCTCTGGCCGCGCCACTGGTGTTCCCGCCGCAGTTTGAGCCGCGAACGATTTCAACGGCATGATCGCGTCCAAGCGCGATTCAGCCGGAATCGGCGTAAATGCCCATTCGATGATGGGCCAGTTCGTCAACTTCCCGCTCTTCTCGGCCCGAATCAATCGCTGGGCCGTTCCCGAAGACCAACGAAGCTTCTTCGTTTGCGTTAGATCGAAAATCGCTTTCTCGTATTCGTCGGCCAGGTTCAGCACCGTCTCGACGAAAATGCCGATCTCGTCCTTCTTCGTTTTGACCGACGCAAGCAGCCGCTCCGCGAACGCCTTCAGCTCAGTCCCGAGCGGAATGCAATGGTTCATCGTCGTCTGCACGCCGTCGCCGTCGTGTGGCCCATAATTCGTATCCGCCGCGAACCACGTTCCCGTCAGGTCCTTGTGTGCCTCATCCCCGAAGAGAACGCCATAGGCGCCCACACGCCCGTTCTCGTCCAGCGACTTGATCTCCCCGCCGAACGCCACCACCGCATCGTCGCTTTCACGCCACTCTTTCAGCGATTTCGCCTGCGCATCCGCGCTCACGTCGCCCACAATGACAACCGGCACCGCGCCCGCCATGTCCGGCGCAGGCTGTCTTTCCTCCCACGCATCGCACACATGCTCCATGTCCGTCTCGAACTCGAACTTCATGCACATGCCGTCATCGCTTCCCTCTATAGCCTGATAGAATTGGCAGCCGGTGCAATTGCGAGGCCACCGCGCTCGATACCCTGGCGCGTCCGTGATCGCCTTCGTCTGTCCCGCTTCCGCCGATTGCCGCAGGTGGAACGCATACGCCTTGATGGCCTCCAGGCCAAGACTCTTGCCCTGTTTCTCCATCGTCTTCTGGTAGCCGTCAACCACCTTGCGCGCCCGGTCCAATACGTCCTGCAACGCTTTAGTTTGCGGCAACCGCGAAGCGCACGCGCGCAGACCAGCGTCAATCATCGAGAGCTTGCCGTCTACGACATCACAAAACGGCAACTTGTAGCTCCCTTTCAGGTCGGGCGCATCCGCGTCGTAAATCAAAAAGCCGCGCCGCGCCTTTGCCGCGTCAGGATCATCCGGCCAGCCCGCCCACTCAAAAATGCGCGCCGCCGCCGCCGGTCCATCCCAGGTGCTCCGCTCCACAATCGGTAAATCCCTTGCCGCTCCCACTTTAAATGTTGCCATGTTTCCCTCCCTCGCAGAACGCATAATAATGAATTATCCGTCCTCATTCCACCAACGACTTTTTAACCGCAGCCGTGATAGCCTCGATCACAGCAGTTCGTTCCTCCTCTGCCACGCCCTGGACAGTCGGCCATCCAGTTGCCGCGTGATAGCGGGTTTGCTTGTCGCTGTCTTGCACAAGCCTGGCGTAACTCGCATTGTTTCCGATGGTTGCCGTCAGCCCCTCGTCTTCCAGTTTCACCGTCCAACGGTGTTTGAGAGATTCGGAACTGGGAGACTGACCACGCCGGTACGGAACCTCGATGTCGCCCTGCTTCAAATGCCAGAAGAAGCCACGTCTCTGCTTGTCGCTCGCGAATGGTTGGGGCGCGTGACGCTCTGGCGGATACTCCTTCATCCTGTCTGCTATCTGAATAGCAGCGCCTTCGAGTGTGGCGCGAACGTATGACAAGTCGGCTATCTTATCCAACCGCCTCGTCAACTTTTTGAGCCCGTCTATCTCAAGAACAACGTCACTCGCCATCTGTCACCAACCTGTGCCCGACTGCGCATCGGCATCTGGGATGGGCTGGCGGCCCATCTGGGAACAAGTCCGTCCATGTACTACCACCATAAGCCCCATCCGAAATCGGCTCGTCTCCCGCCTTACCATTGGCAGGGGCGCAATATTCTTCGCACACATCCTTGTCATTGCTTGTGTGCCAGAAAGGCTTCATCTCCACGCCCTGCTCTGCCAGTTGGTCCACTACGGCATTCTCGCCCATCGTGCTCGCCCGCGTGACTTCCGTAATCGCTATCATTTCCGACCGAACAGGTCCGAAAAGCGGAGCGATGCTCTCTCGCAAATCCCCCAGAGTCGTTGGCTTCTCAAACCATTGGCTAACACTATTCTGTAATCCCGCTCTCGTGTTATCGTTGATTCCCTTGACCAACTCGAAGCCATACTCTTTCGCCCACTTCGCCGCATTCTCGTTGACCAACGCCCAATCCACGCCGACTGTCTGATTCTGCAAAACCTCCCTGGCCCTCTCCAGGTAAATTGCCTCCAACTCAGGCTGCAAGGCCACCAGCCATTCTTGCGTGGACTTGTCCCAAAACGTCGCATCCAACTTGTCTAAGCTTGGCGGATCGCCTAGCAGGGCTAGAACGCGCTGCCTTTGTTCTGCGCTCAATCGCGCTATGACCCTCGCCAATCGCGCCTCATACTCTTCTCGCCTCATGCTATTCGCACCTCATGGGTAGCCTGCCCACTCGAATGCAGAGCGAACATCGTCAACGCTCTTGGCCGCCTCCAGCGCCCCCAAAATAGTTTCGGCCCGAACAAGCGAAATGTTCTTGCACTTGAATGCCAGCGCCTTCTCAGGATGACCCTCTTGGAATCGCTTCAGCGCAAACCGCTGCCACGTCCTCAACTCCTCCTGCGCCGCGTTCCAAACAATTGACTTCTGCCCCTCGGAACTCTCAGGGGCTTGACCCACAACTTTCTTCGGCTCGCGCCCGATCAAGGCCCGTCCCTCGTCCACTTCCAATATCGGCTGCCCGACAAGCTGCATCACCGCCTGGCTCTTCGCCAGCTGCGCGTCCTGCATCACGGCCAGGCGCTCAGGGTGAAACGCAAAGACAAGCTCCTCACGATTGAACAATTGCTCATTCAACGTCTCGGCGATCATGTCGCATTCCGGCAGCACCGTCCGCTCGATAAAGATCAGCTGGTCCTCGTGCCGAGCCGATGCGTATGCGCTCGATTGAAACAACAGCGATTGTGGCACGCCGATGGCCGTTGCAATGTCCTCCCGCTTCTTCTCCGTCAACGGCCCCGCGTCCGTCTCCTTCAAATCGCTGCCAATAATGACCGGCTTGATACTCGCTCGGATCGCGATGGACTCATACGCTTTCTTGATGCCGCTGATCATCCGCTTCCACCACTGCTCCAGCTTGTCCATTTCGTCTTTAGGTGGATTGCCTTCAACCGTCAGCAGCGTGATCTTGATCGCGCCGCGCTTGAAATAATTCTCGATCATCCGGTCCGCATTCAATAGCACGCCCGCCGCCGCCAGCGCCACATCCGCATCGCACGTCCCCGGCCCCACCTCCGTCTCCAGCGACAGCGTCCAGAAATAGACGATGCGATCCAGCGGGATCGGGATTTCCTTGTCCCCAACCTTTCGCGTAAAGCTCGTCAGGCCCTTCACCTCGTCCGTGACCGGCATGATTGTGCTGGGCAGCACCCATCTCGGCGTGATCTGCTCGGCCACCAGGTTCACATTCAAAATGAGATACGACGCGCCGCTCGTGATCAGGCTCGCCTCTGTCAGCCACAATTGTTTTTTGATCTTACCCGTCAGCCGTTTATATTCCTCATTCGCCGTCACATCCTCGTCGCCGCGCATGAGCGAGAACGGCATTCCCGCCACGGCCCCCGCACGCAAGAGGATCGCCCGGTAAAGCCACGGCACCGCCTTGAACGCATCCATCACCGAGACCGCCGCGCCGCCCTCATTCCCAAACAGCAGCTTGCCGATGTCCGTGACTTTGGCCCCGTCGTAAACGTATGTTTCAAATGCCATGTGTTTCCTATCAGCGTTCACACTTGCGCGCAGGTGTAGAGGTCTGCGTCTGATTCAATAATAATTGCTTATCAGTCCTACTCCCATTGGAGTAGATGCCTGGGGTGGGGGATCATATCCTGATCCACATCCCCGCCCTCAAATCAATCGAACAACTCCCCAACCTGAGTCGGTGCGCAAATCTCCATGGACAATACTCCACCTTCCCCTTCACATACTGCCCGTTCCGCCACACCTCCAACTCGGTGCCGTCCTCGACTTCTTCCCCACCAATCTCAAATTTGCCGCGCCCATTCATCGCCAAAACGCTCGCTCCCATATTCGCATCTCTTCCCGTAAGCGCGATTCTCGGAATGTCGCCATCACCACAACACCAACGACCCCGTCTCAGTCGGCGCAAACGTCAAGCACAACGCATCCGCCCGATCCGGCGACCGCCGCAAAAGCGTCCGCAGCGTCGCCTTGTCTGAAATCCTCAATTTCCCTTGCCGCACCTGGTAACGCGCCGCGCACAGCTCGTCGGCTAAGAACTCGTCCGGCGGCAACATCGCCCCCGGATCCGCCCGCAGCCATTCCCGGCACGCCCACCACAACTGGTCACGCAATATCCCCAGTTCGGCCTCTTCGGGCTTCACCGTCGGCGCGCCGGCCACGTGCACCGGAATCGCCCGACAATCGAAACTTGCTTCCCCCGTCTCAACCTTCAATGGATGCGCCGCCCACCACCGTTGCATCCCTGGCGCAACACCCGCGCCGATTCCCGTCGCGTCCACAAAGCTCTCCCGCGCATTTCGTTCTTGTGCCCGCGCCGCCGCCGTGTCGCTCGTGATCAATACGTCCACCCCGTTCCACGCCTCAAACGGCGCCACCCATCCGCCGTACCGGAAGCAGGCCACATTGTTATCCCCACCGAACTCCGCCACATCCTGACCATGAATCGGGCGCACGCCCTCCGGTGGCTTGTCGCCATACGTCATCCTCCACACCAACCACCGTTGCTGTGCCGCCTCCACCCACGACCGACTGATGAGTTGGCTCTCCGCCTGGCCAGGGAATCGCGCCAGCGTCATATAGTTCAGCGCCGGGTTCGTCACCTGCCTATGCTGCCCGCCGATCAGCGCTGGCGTCATCGTCCCATTGTCCAGTCGCACCGTCGCCCCATCCAGTGCCACCGGCACCGTGAACCACTCAGGGTCATCCGCCTTCAGTGTGGCAAATCTATTCGCCTCTTCTTCCGTCTCAGGCCGACTCCATCTATTGATTCGACCTACCGTGATCTCTCGGCTAACCGCGCCCGGGATCTCATCGCGCCCGCTGACAACGTTCGGATGCCCGAACGCATCCAGCACGATCACCTGCGCCCCCGCCTTGATCATCCGGTAGACCGGCCCGCTTGCCTCACGCGGGTTGAACATGCACAGCAGCCGCACATGCCCGCCGCTCATGCACGCCTCAATGCCCCTGAACACTTCCTCCGGCACCGCGTCCGCCTCGTCCACAATGAACAGCAAATGCGGCGAATGCTTCCCGCCGAATTTCGCCTCCCGTTCCGCCGACGTTCCGCTCATCGAGATCGCCACGCCCGTCATCCACCATTCCGGCGTGATCCGAATATTGAGAATGCCCGTCGCCGCGTCCTTGAAAACGTCGGGTTTTTTCAACAGCTTGGTTTCGACCTCGCCCCACAGCAAACGCTTCAAGTTATCCTCTGGAGGAGCTGCCGCCGTGACAACCTTGCTCGGCGAAAACACGCGCAAAAACCACAACGCCACATCCGCCGCCGCGAAGGTCTTGCCCACCGCATTCGCGCTCTGCACGATCGTCACCTTGTTGTCGCGCACCGCGTTCAGCACGGCCACCTGCCCGTCCGTCAAATTCACATCTCCCAGCACATCCCGCGCGAACCCAACCGGCTCAGCCTGGTACCGCGCCCATTGCGCCTCGTTGTTGGCCGTCGGCATCTCGCGCAGACGCGCCAGCAGCGCCGCCCTGGACTCTACCGGCCATCCGCGCCATCCATCATTCGTTTGCTGAGCTACGTTAGAACGGAACAACATCCTCTCCCTTGACCCTCGCCATCTCCCGCTCGATCTCCGCGTTGATCTCCTCTTCCGCCTTGGCCTTGCTCGCCGGCCGATAGTCCCCCGTCATCTCCAAAAATAACTTGCGGTCCGAATGCGCCAGGTGATCGTGCCTCTGCGCCACCGCTGCCAGCGCCTCGATCACATCCCGCCGATACTCGAACAGCGGCGCCACCTGCGCCCGCCCTGCTCGCTCGTCAATCCCAGGATCATCCTGTCGCCATCCACGCACCGCCCTGTCGCTCTCCAGTCCCAGGCACTCAGTCGCCAGCTCCAAAAGCGTCCTCGGCCACCGCCTAGATTTCGGGCTTGCCAGCCACGCGATCAGCGCAGCCCGCCGCCAATCCCATCCCTCAGCCCGCAAATCAAGATACTCTCTCCACCACGGCACCTTGGCCCGCTTCTCATTGAACCGCCCAAATGCAATTCGGCTCTCTGCCTGCCCTGGCGTATCCTCCGAAATCGGTCTGCCGTCCGGCCCAAGCGGAAACGCCCCGATCCCATCATCCGCCGGAGCCTTCCACCGCACGCCGCGCGCCTTGCGCTCCTCCCGCGCCCTCGCACGCCGCCCTTCCTGCAACTCGTTTACCACGATACCCTTGTCCATCGTCATCGCCTGTTACAACAAAATCCCCTTTCATTCTCTTGTAACACCCATCCCATAATCTGTGCAATCTGTGTTCACCTGTGTCCAATAACAAGTGATTATCCGACCTGCCGACACCTAATCCGTGTATCCGTGTACAAAATCCGTGTCGTGCCGCTCGATTCCACATGACCGCCCGCACCAGGTCGCTCTGCTCTACAGTGCAGTCGCCGACTTCATCTCGGCTCGGCCAACACCAGCCCTGCGAAAACGCCTTAGTGGCGCGCAAG